TGTGCATGGGCTCGCGCCTCCTCCTGCGCCTGGGCGCGTCGTTGTTCTTCCTGCCGGGCGCCGCGCTCGCCGATCACTTCGGCCAGCCGAACGCCGCTATCTTTCTTGGCTGCAGCTGCTTCCGCACTGGCGCGCTCTACCGCCCGTCCGTGCTGGTACATCAGCCAGTAGGAGCCCAAGAGCGCCAGCAGCAACAATGACCTGATCGCCCATGACTTCATGCCAGCGCCCTCCGCACACCCTCGTCGATGATCGCCGGCGGATAGGGGTTGCCGCCGTTCTCGTGGATGATGATGCTGACCACCATCCCGCTCAGCGTGGCCGGGTCTTTGATGTTGATCGGGTCAGTGGTGCGCACGCCAATACGCTTGGCCACGGCGCCGGCGTAGGCCTGGGTGTCGTTCTCGTTGCTCGGCGCCCAGCGGTTGATGGTCTCGAGCACGGTGTCGATGCCCTTCCCGCCAACGCCGGGCATGCCGTCCTTGCCGCGGTAGTTGATCAGCAGCTTGCCCAGGGCGCGGATGCCGTTCTCGGGGGTGTCGAAGATGGCGAAGCGGCCACCAGGTTCCTTGCCGATCTGGCCCTGCCAGTCGTTGCGCGGGTTGAAGTCGATGTTGCCGGGGTTGCGGTTACGGACGCCGCGTGGAGTGCTCATTGGGCAGCCTCCTCTGCCGGCGCCTCGGGCTCGATGTCTGCCGCCTCCTGGGCCGTTACGCGGACCTGGGCTGAGTAGCGCTTGATCAGCTGCGCGGTCAGCACCTCGGCGCCAGGCTGGGTCTTCAGCAGCTCCCGGGCAGCAGTATCCGCCTCAGCCTCGGTGGCATATTCAACGGTGCGGATCGGGTCCAGGGCATTGGTGCGGTTGATGACGATGAAGGGCATGGGTTTTCTCCAGGCAAAAAAATACCGCCAGGCGGCGGTTGGGGGTGTATCGGGTTTGGTGGCATTTAGGTCGGGGGGACGGGCCAGTCGATTGATTGGGGGTAACCCGGTTGCTTAGGGACCCGGGTCAGGAGAATCCGGTACTGCTTCCATTGGGTGAGCAACGCTTCCTCTTCCGGGATGGCCTCACCGAACTCAACCGCATCGGCCAAGGGCGCGATCGATTGATCAGCTACCGACCTCCTGCTCTGGAGTTCCTGGTTCACCTGAGTCCTCAGCGCCTCCAGCGCCTGGGCTTCCTTCATCTCCTTCGTCACCACCTGACTCCAATAGATGTTGCTCATCTTCGACTACCTCGGGCTCTATATCGTATAGGGGGAGTTCTACGCTACCGTCTTCGGCGACGACAATCGGCACGGGGAACCGCGTCTCCTCCGGTGCGTTGGCGCCCCAAGGCAGACGTATCGTTAAGTGCAGCTCGCCATCGATGCGCGACACATCGCCCGTGAACCAGTCAGAGAGGATGGCCCGACGCGGGAGCGTCGCACCGTCAGGCAACGGGGAGAAGTCGAACTCTTCTCCGTTGACCATAATGACTTCGCCTTCGACGTCGAGTAGCAGCTGCTCGTCCAGTCGGACGGGGGATAGGCTGATTCTCATTTTATTTCCACCTCCCAACGGCAATGTACCCATAGAAAACAGTCCCCTTTGTGCTGTTCAACGGGGATACCGCGTAGATTGAAGAGGGGGTCGTGGCCGTCGAGTCGCCCGCCGCTGAACACCACAGAGTGCCATCGCCAATCGCAGCGATACTGTAGGTCACAGTGGGGGGGCTTACGAACGCAGCGGGGAATGGGTTGAACCCGAGAACCGCAGAGAAGAAGATGTTTCCGATTGCGGCGTTTGTGCCAACCGCGCCAATCGCTGCTCGAATCCAGCAGATCTGCGTACCGTCTTGGAACCTGATGTACTCGCCGTTTGAGCTAGAGCCCCGTTCCATCACAGCGCCCGAAGCGGCAGCGCCCACCACATCCACCACGGCCGCCGAGCCAAGCCCCAGATTAGTACGCGCCGCCGCAGCCGTCGTCGCTCCGGTGCCGCCTCTGCTGATCGGTTGGGTGGCGTTGATCTGCCCCTGGAGCTTGCCGATGGCCCCGAGC